CGCCTTGGGCGACAGCAACACCAACGACATTATTAACCTTAAAGCCAGTTGGCAAGTTTACTGTGCCTGTGCCATTACCTGTTAGTTCTAAATCACCATTGTTAGTTTTAGCAGCAATGGTATCTACTGAAATAGTACTCATTTTTTTTCCTAAATAATCGTAAGGTTGCCATCAACTGTAAGCGTTACACCTGATGCTATATTTAAAGGACCAGTTGAAGATGCATTTTCGCTTGCAGTTATCGTTGTATTAGTGTTTAGTTCTTGCTCATTAATTCTGAATATATCTTTTGGTCCGTTTGTAGCATTACCAGTTGTTCCGTTATCGCCTTTAAAAAGACCACCACCAGATGTAAATTCAGTACCGCTCTGTCGAAGTGTTCCTGTAAAGTTAATGTCACCAGTTACATCAAGTTCATACGAAGGTGTACCACCAATACCAAGATGACCAGTGTCTAGCAAAATAGCAGAACTGTTTTCAATAATTTTGCCCGTTGTACTATCAAAGCGTGCTAGAGCATTATCAGTTGAGCTTGCTGGGCCTTGAACAAAACTTGAACCATCTCCAATAACACCATTAATCGAAGTAATAGCAGCTAAATTTACTGACGTTAATACTGATACAGCAGCTATGTTTGTGTTTGAATTACTAATACTAGTTGCCATTGTAGCACTTACAGCAGCTAGTTCAGCGTCTGTGGCAAAACCTGTACCATCTCCTATAATTGCATTAATAGATGTAATAGCATCAAGATTAGTGTTTGTCAATATGGATACTGCAGCAACTTCAGTTACATTGGCTGCTGAAACTCCTGCCATAAGAAGTTCATCAGTATCAATATTAGTTGCTGAAACAATACCAAAAGATTGGTTAGGATTTAAAGTAATTGTTCCACTAACAGTAACAGTACTTACAGAAGTACCACCTTCTGTTAAAATAATGCCTGTACCGCCTGTAATTTTACTTAAAGAACCTGTTGTGTCCACTCCATTAAGTAGAAAAATACCATTAATATTTACTGTACTATTACTTAATTGTAGAGGTGAATTATTTGCATCACCATCTTGTACAGTCTGTAAAGAGTTAGTTAGTCCTACATTACCTGTCCCAACTTGTAGTAGTTGTTTGTAGGTATTCGCAATTATTGTTCCAGTAAGTGCTGACATTATATTGTGTTCCAATAACTATCTGTGTCTTCCCAAAGCGACGAAGCATTCTGCCAAGCAATATTGCGATCATTATTAAGTTCTGGTCGTGGATTGCGTATTGCTGGGTTGTCTCTCACATTAGGTATACTATTTTGTGGATGGTTTCTTAAATCAAAAGCGCCTTCATAATCTGTAGGGCAAGTAAGCATACCATAGCTATTAAGTTTCATAACACGATGTGGATATCTAAAACCACATGTATCACATATTGCTAACGCTCTTCTGTTACTTGCCATTATTCCTACACTCTATTTAAATTAGGTATGATACGCAAACTTGCTCTTTCTCTGTCTTCATCCATTGCCCTTGAAAGCCGTTCTTCATATTCTGTTTTAAGAAACTGAATACGTCCTCCTTCAACACCGGGACGTTTCATAGACATAAAATATGAAAGTCCTGCAGTAAGACAGGGGAGAAAACGCCGTGATATATCTGCTGTTTGTATAGCAGATTTATTCACATCTTGAGTATAACTTACTTGTTCAATTTTTAAAAGGTCTGTTGTATTTTCCGGGATAGGCCATACGTACATAACAGGATTATCACGATTACGTCTAATAGCATATTGTGATGGACGACCTGTTTGACCTTTACGTGGAATTTTAAGATATTCCTCCATTGTAATACGCTCTAGTTGTAGATCAGTATTATCACGATTAAGAACAACTTCAAGAACATCTACAGTACTATCAGCAAGTTCATAAGCTGTAACACTAGTAGATACTGATACAGTAGTTGTATTAGCTGTCCAAAGTAGCACACCTCTATTTTGCCAATCCTGAAGTAAGAGGTTAATAGAACGACGAGCAGACTTAGGTTCATGTCCTAGTGTCTGCTCACCACCAATCATTTCTATTGCTTCTTGAATAACTTCATCAATATCCATTGAGAAGTTATATGTACCTGAAGTAGTCATTATACTCTAAACCTTTTCGTTTTTGCTGCTATCTTCTTTGGCTGCTTTACGAACTGCTTCCTTGCAGCAGTCCCCTTTTTCTTTGCTCTGGTGGTCGCTGCATACTCCTTTGACGTCAGGGATTTGATTGCTTTCTCCGGCAAATACCTTTCTCCGGTTTTGCTTGATGGTTTGCCTGACTTTGTTTTCCATTTTTGCTTTGTCCATTTTGAAAGTTTGTTAGTAGTAGGTTTTTTCTTACCGCTATATGATCCACCAGAATCTTTGTAATACTTAACAGCAAGCTGCATTGCTCTTGCAGAATGCTTACCACCCATCTTACGCTTTGCTCTAGCTTTTGCCGATGCCCATTTTTTAGGATCACGTTTAGTAGCTGTGCCTTTAGTAGCCATATTCTATTATTTCCTTTAAGGACGACGAGCTTTTTTCTTTTTAGTTTTTACCTTCTTTTTCTTTTTAGCAGGTGGTTTCATTACTTGCTGACTAATATTTGAACGTCCTATAGCCATTAGCATTTCCACCGCTTACGTGCTTGCCTTAAACGACTATTAGGATTTTTTGCTGCTTCAGGAAACTTTTTCATTTGACCTGCTGATCTAGCACAATAAGACTTACGCCTTGCTGCTCTTTTACCTGTAGGTTTCTTTTCGGTTACAGCAGTTTGAAGTTTAGAGCCGGGATTTTTCCTACGATATTTAGCTACACCTTTCTTGGTCATTCCTGCACCAGATTTAGTAGGACGTTTGTCACCACTCTTGATGCTCATGCCCTTCATGCCAGTGCCTGTTTTTTTACGTACAGCCATTAATGTAACCTCAATAGTTCTTTAACTTTTACTTCTTTAATGACACAATTATTTTCCTATAAGAGCCTTTACTGCTTTATTGCATCGAAGAGTAATACATTTTAAAGTACGAATAACTACGTGAGCAGGACAAATTTTACAATCACATTTCATTACTTCATTACCTTTCCACCGCCACGAAGAGCCTTACCCATACCACGACCTACTGTACCACCAGCATTACGACGAGCAACATTCTTTTTCATACCGGGACGACCACCTTTATAATCTCCTGAAAATTCAGGTTCCATATCAAAAGCAGCATCTGAAGAATCTACTTTAATCTTTCCCTTACCAAAAGGGTTGTCTATATAACGTACACCACCTTCTAAAGCTTTAAGTGGTTTATCTGTTCGACCTTGAACTGGGCGTTCTTTGGGAGGAGTAGGTTTACGATCAGGACGAGGTGTATCATCTACAGGAACTGGTTCTCTACGTTTAGCTACTGTTCTAATTGGTAGTTTAGATAGAGGATTATCCTGAGATGGAGAACCAGCAGCAGCAGAAGCAGCAACTACACCAGCAGCACGAGCAGCAGGTCCAGCCATATCACGAACACCTTTGCCTATACGAGTACTTTGACCAGAAATATTACCAGTTACTTGATTACTTTTATTTTTAGTAACAGAAGTACCTCTAGGACCGGGTTTAGTTTTGCCTGTTGCTACTTTAGCAATATCTTTTACTTTTTTTACTTTTGGGTTTGGTTTAGGTTTACCCATCTTAGCAGCAGCAGCAACTTGATTTTGCATCTTTTGAACTAATGCATTAGGTGCTTTTGTAGCATTTTTAGAAGCAGCTTTAGATGAAGCTTTAGCAAGACCTTTACTTATTAAACTTTTACCAACCTTAGCAGGAAAAAGAAATGCTTTAGCCATCCCAAAAGGAGTAAGAGCTAACATTGCTCCAGCTACACCTGCTGGTGTTGAGATTCGTCCACTATCTTTTTCTTCTTTTGCACGACGGTTCATCGAGGCTTTACGACGTTGAGCAGGAGTTAGTGGTGTTTCTGGGTTTCTGATACGCATGTCTTCATCAGTTAAAGTACCTCTTTTTGATTTTTCATCATTTACTACAGCCATTTTAAATTCCTTTTATATATCTTTTATTAATAAAGACGATTATGTGAGCATTTGTATCCAGAAGAAACTTTACCGCCTTTAGCTTTTTTTACAGCTTTAGAAGTATTCGTAGGCTTACGATCTTTCATAGTTTTTTCTAATTTTATCTTTTCATTACCCGTTTCAGCTTGTCTTTTTACAAATGCTTTTTCTTGAGCAGATGTCATTGTACCTTTTGGATAGGGTTGATCTCCCATAATAATATATTCCCTTTATCTTTAATTAGAGTTAGCAACAAGATTATCGTCGGCACCTGCAGGACTTGCTGGTGCTTGCATATCATCACGACGAGTTCTACGTGCTTGATTACGTTGTAGTTCAAGTAGCTGAGAATACTGCTGCTGATACAGTGTAGCAGTCTGATAATCTTTTTGAAACATCGAAGCTTCAATCATGCAAGCATTAAAAAGAAGATCATAACAGTAGTCACTAAAATAGTTCGTATTTGATACTGAAGTAAGAGTTGTGGGGCGTGACACATAAACCACCTCTCCAGCATACGTAGAAGCTGCTGTAGGGGCTATCAGTACCGTAGAGTTATTCCTACGCCCATAATAGATAGGTTCGCCTGTAGAGGCACTTACAGGCCAGTAATCGTTAATGTATTCATCTGTACGCATAAGCAGGTTAATTTTTGTACCATTGCTTACAAGATTAAAATTCTTTACAATACGTGTACCAGTAGGTAGAGTAATCTTGTTAGTACCAGAAGGCACAGCTACAGAGGTATAAGAAACTAAACCATAGTCATCTAGGTCTTTGACCAAGCGTTCTTCTGCTCTATTCGTCATATTAGGAATAAAGTTCAGGAACTCAGTGCTATCATTCTCTGTAGCAGCGATTAGTTCATTGACCAGATAAGTGTAGTTAGCCATAGAAGATAGCTACCGTAGAGCCAACAGTGGGAGCAGAAACTTTTACTGTTCCGTTCATTTTAATCCCTAGATCAGTAAAAAATATTTCAGAAGCATCACTTGCAGTTGTCATAGCAAACTTAATATTATTACCTTGAATAGTACCATAGGGATTTGTTGATGTACCTGTAATTAGAAAAGTTCCTACACCTGTGGCATATACTGAACGAATACGAGTATCAGAAACAGTCACACTTGTTGTTACATCAAGAACTGCACCGCTGCCTATAATGTATCCCTCACGAAGAGTTGTTGTCATTTCAGCCTCTTTTAATTTAAGTATTAAATACTAGGAGTATTATAACACTAAGTTAATAAATAAAAAAGGCAGAGGGGTATAAAAAGAATTTCTTAGATTCCTTCTACACCCCAATGCCTTAATTTAATACATCAGGTTCTATTAAGAACCAGAAGCACCATAGAAGCCACGCCAATCGGACCAGCCGAAGCTGTACCGTTCACGAGCTTTATAACGTAGATTTCCTGTGTCGAAATCTGGTTCCATCTTTGTTGATAGAGGTGCACGAACAAACATCTTAGTACCATTAGGAACATCAGTCTTAAGGTACCAACCATTAGTATCCGTGAAGCGACGATTAACAAAGAAACCACCGGGAACTAGACCCTGATTACGTACAGAGTTAATAGCGTTCTGATTGGTGGCACCATTAGCAGCAGTTGTTGGATTAACACCAATAACTGTTGTCATCTGGCTGTTTAGAATCTGATCTGCTGTAAAGGCAAGATCAGAAGGAACGTGAAGCGACTCAGCTTGTGCACCAATTAGAATGCCACGATCATCTTGAGTTTTTGAGATTGTAATAAGAGCAGTCTCAAGAGAAGCTTCAGATAGATCGGTAGCACCTAGAGTGTTGGACTGAAGACCATCACCTACAGTAGGATGGGCTGCTGAGAATAGTGCAACACCATCTCCACCAAGATAAGAAGCAGCAAAGCCGTTGTTGAAAACGTCGGCAGCTTTAACTTGCTTGGTGTTTGCCATAGCACGGGCAAGACCGCGTGCACGAAGTTTGGCAAAGGTATCATAGAGGTTGTCTTCCATAGCTTCTTCAGTAACAGCAAATGCAAGAG